ATATTAAGGTCTAAAGATACATTACGATACAAATTAATATATAAATAAAAAGTAACTAAACCAAGTAAATAATTAACACAAACAAAAATTATGAGTGCACCATTTAAAATGACTCCCGGAAAAGGAACATACCAAAAAACAGGTAAAGGAATTCCTATGAGTTTCCAATCACCGTTAAATCAAAAAAGCTTTCAAGACAAACTTGCGGCAGCCAAAAAGAAAATTTCAGATAAAAACACTGCTACAGGATTGAAGCGTAAAGCTGTAAGACAAGATAACGTTCTCGATTCTTTAAATACTGTTGCAGATAAAGGAGAAAAAGCTGCAGCTATAAAGTACGGTAATAAAGCAAGAGCAAAAGCAAGCAAGAATAATAAAACAGGAGCATTACCTGAAGACGCTTCAGAAGCAAATTACAAAACTGAAAAGTATGCTAAAGATTCTGCGTTAAAACAAAAGAAAAAACCTACGTACGAAGAAGCAAAGCAAAAAATAAAAGATAGAATTGCTAACGGTAAAAAAGTGCAGGCTGCAAAAAGTAAAGCAACAAGACAAAGTAGTGTTCTTGATTCTTTGAACACTGTAGCTGATAAAGGAGAAAAAGCTGCCGCTGAGAAGTATGGCAACAAGGCAAGAAAAAGCAAAAGCAATAAGACGGGAGCATTACCTGAGGACGCTTCAGAAAACTCTCGTATTACTGAGCAGTATAAGAGAAAGTCAAAAACAATAAAATAAGTTTTGAATAAATTATTCCAATGGCTTACAGGTGGCGTTATCAAGAATATTGGTAACGTCATTGATAAGCTTACTACTACTGAAGAAGAAAAGCTTGTAATAAAAAAGCAAATTCAAGAAATACTAGAGAAAGCAGATAACGATGCTCAAGCTCAAGTTACGGATCGATGGAAAGCAGATATGGCTAGTGATAGCTTTTTATCTAAAAACATACGTCCACTTGTGTTAATTTATTTAACAGTAATATTTACTGCTTTATCTTTTTTTGACGGTAACATTGGAGGCTTTGCAGTTGCAGAACAGTATATACCTATATTCCAATCATTATTGATTACAGTGTATGGAGCTTACTTTGTAGGTAGGACTTGGGAAAAAGCAAAAAAAATAAGTGATAATAAATAAGTATAATAATTAAATTAAATCAAATGAACAAAATTAAAGAAGAACATTTAGTAAAAGTTAGAGATCATCAAGCAAAAATATCTAAATCTTTATTAGATATTGGGTTTGTAGAATCTAAGAAACATTCTCTGCTACACGATTTAGCTGAATTTAATAAAGAGGTTGAATTGTTTAAGCAAGAACTAGAACAAGAGTACGGGTCTGTGAATATTAATTTGGAAGATGGTACTTTTGAGGAAATTAAAAAAGATGGAGAATAATATACGAAAAATAAGTATAGGCTCTGATTATAAGAATGACGCTATGCACTATGCTGTTGGACAGCAAGTGTATGGTGGTCATACTATTTCTAATATTATTTTTGAAGAAGACGATAGTTCTTACAATATACATATTAAAAAAGAAGACGAGGTATTACCTTGGAAAAAATTCAATAAGAATATGGCGATTTCTATTGAATATGATTTAGAATATTAGTGCAAAGCTTAAATTCTTTTATTGTAAAACCATATAAAGGCAGATACAATAATGAACTAGAAAGTGGTTTAATAACTAACGCTAGTATTGAAAGCTTTCAGCACATAAGTAAAGAGGCTATAGTTGTTGAAACTCCTAAAAACATAAAGTCGCCTATAAAAAAAGGAGATATTGTCATGGTACATCATAATATATTTAGAAGATATTACGGTATGAATGGCAAACAAAAGAACAGCAGCACTTACTTTAAGGATGATTTGTACTTTGCTTACATGGATCAAGTGTATTTATATAAGCAAAATGGAAAATGGAAATGTAATTTGAATTATTGTTTCGTAACACCTATTAAAGAAACAGACGTTCTAAAGAGTCAAAAAGAACAAACTAATACTGGAATACTAAAATACGGTAATAGTGAGTTAGAAGCGCTTAAAATCAATCCTGGAGATCTTGTTGGGTTTAACCCTATGAGAGAGTTCGAGTTTATATTTGATAACAAGCGATTGTATTGTATGAAATCTAATGATATTGTAATTAAGTATGAACGTAAAGGAAACGAAGAAGAATATAATCCTAGCTGGGCAAAAAGCAGTTGAGGAATTAATAAAGGTAGCTAAAGAAAAGATTGTAGACTCAGATGATGATATTTCAGCTGACAGACTTAAAAATGCTGCCGCTACTAAAAAGCTCGCAATATTTGATGCTTTTGAAATACTAACACGTATTGAAGAAGAAGAAAGAATATTAGAAGACAAACCTAAAAAAGAGCTTAAAGCAACAGAGTTTAAAGGCTTCGCTGAAAACAGATCTAAATAATGTACGAGCAAAGTCTATACAAAATATTGCCAGACCATATAAAGGAAAGTGTTATTAAAAAAAATAATACCTACAAAAAATGGAAGTATGGCTACAACAAAGAATATGATGTAGTTGTTATTAGTAAAACTGGGCAAATAGGAGAAATATACGAAATACAAAATCTTAAAATAGCTTTACCAAAAACCCCTGGAAAAGTAGATAAAAAAACAGACAGATGGACTGTTGAAGAGTATCCTAAAGAATTAAAAGCTATAAAGAGCATATTTGATTGGAGGGAATACCCTGAGAATTTTAAAACTAAATGGGGAGCATATATAGATGAGCAATTTAATAAAAGAGAAAACGGTACTTGGTTCAATAAAAAAAGCGTGGATACTTATATTACTGGTACTCACTTTATGTACTTGCAGTGGTCCAAGATTGATGTTGGGCAGCCAGACTTTAGGGAGTCAAACAGATTATTCTATATATTCTGGGAAGCTTGCAAAGCAGACGAAAGATGTTATGGTATGTCATATCTCAAGAACAGGCGTTCGGGATTTTCATTTATGGCGTCTGGGGAGTCAGTCAATATGGCCACTATATCAAGCGATTCACGGTTTGGGATATTGTCCAAATCTGGAGCCGATGCAAAGAAAATGTTCACAGATAAAGTTGTACCCATTAGTGTTAACTACCCCTTTTTCTTTAAGCCAATACAGGACGGTATGGACAGACCAAAAACGGAACTCGCGTATCGTGTCCCCGCCTCGAAGTTTACCAGGAGAAGACTCGACTCGAACAAAGCTACGGAAATCATTGCAGGACTGGACACCACGATCGATTGGAAGAACACGGGCGACAATGCATACGATGGAGAGAAACTCAAACTCCTCGTCCACGATGAGAGTGGGAAATGGGAAAGGCCGAACAATATCCTCAATAACTGGAGGGTTACCAAAACAACGTTAAGATTAGGTTCTAGGATTATTGGAAAGTGTATGATGGGGTCAACCTCTAACTCTTTAGATAAAGGAGGAGCTAATTTTAAAAAGCTATATAACGACTCTGATGTTACTAGAAGAAATGCCAATGGGCAAACACGATCTGGTTTATACAGTTTGTTTATACCTATGGAATGGAACTACGAAGGTTATATTGATGAATATGGTACACCTGTATTTGACACTCCTACAAAGTCTACTTACGGGCCGGATGGAATTAAAATAGATTTAGGAGTAATAGAATACTGGGAAAATGAAGTTGAAGGATTACAAGATGATCAAGATGGTTTAAATGAATTCTATAGACAATTTCCTAGAACAGAAAAGCACGCATTTAGAGATGAGGCTAAACAATCTTTATTTAACCTTACTAAGATATATCAACAAATAGATTACAATGAAGATTTAAGAAATACTAATGTAGTTACACAAGGTAGCTTTCATTGGCAAGGAGGAATACCAGATACAAAAGTAGTATTTGTACCAAATAAAAGCGGTAGATTTTTTGTTTCTTGGATACCAGATAATCATCTTCAAAACAATATTATATTAAAGAATGGAAATAAATACCCCGGAAATGAGTTAATAGGGGCATTAGGGTGTGATAGTTATGATATATCCGGTACTGTTGACGGTAAAGGATCTAACGGAGCTTTGCACGGGTTAACTACTTTCACTATGGAAAATGCTCCATCTAATTGTTTTTTCTTAGAGTACATTGCTAGGCCTCAGACAGCTGATATCTTTTTTGAAGACGTGTTGATGGCATGTATATTTTACGGTATGCCGTTGTTATGTGAAAACAATAAGCCTAGATTGTTATATCATTTTAGAAGAAGAGGATACAGAGGGTTTTCAATGAACAGACCTGATAAGCTTTTAAATAAATTATCTGTAACAGAAAAAGAAATAGGCGGAATACCAAACTCTAGTGAAGATATAAAGCAAGCGCACGCAGCCGCTATAGAAGCGTATATAGAAGATCATGTTGGGCTTAAAGATGAAAGCTATGGAAATATGTACTTTCAAAGAACTCTTGAAGACTGGGCTAAATTTAATATAAATAATAGAACTAAGCACGATGCATCTATAAGTTCGGGCTTAGCTATAATGGCTTGCAATAAACACAAATATAGACCTAATGCAAAAAGAGCAGTTGCTCCAATATCATTAGGTATAAAAAAATACAATAACAAAGGTTATAGCTCAAAAATACAGTAAATGATACAAACTAATTATAACAGTTCGTTTCCTGATCAGATAGTATCTGATGGGGAAAAGCAGTCGTTAAAATACGGATCTCTTGTTGGAAGGGCTATTGAAAATGAATGGTTTAGAAATAATAATGCAGGAGGCGATAGGTTTGTTTCTAATTATCAAAATTATCATAGACTAAAGCTTTATGCAAGAGGAGAGCAGTCAATACAAAAATACAAAGATGAATTAGCTATTAACGGTGATTTATCTTATTTGAATCTTGACTGGAAACCTGTTCCAATTTTATCGAAGTTTGTTGACATAGTAGTAAACGGAATGTCTCAAAGAGCTTATGAAATAAAAGCATTTGCTCAAGATCCAGAATCTGTAAAGAAAAGAACTGATTACGCAGACAAGATTATGCGTGATATGGCAGGTAAAGAATTTTTAGATAACGTGCAAGAAACATTAGGCGTTAACTTATACTCTACTAAACCAGAGGAACTTCCTAATAATATGGAAGAATTATCTTTAAAAATGCAACTTGAATATAAGGAGAGTGTTGAAATAGCTGAAGAAGTAACTATTAATACTATTTTAGATAAAAACAAGTATGCTGAAAAAAGAAGGAGAATAATATATGACTTAGTAGTGCTAGGTATTGGAGCTACTAAAACTGACTTTAACGTAAGCAATGGAATAACTGTTGATTACGTGGATCCTGCTAGTTTGGTTTACTCTTATACAGAGGACCCTAATTTTGATGATATATATTATGTAGGGGAAGTTAAAACAATCTCCTTAGCGGAGCTTAAAAAGCTATTCCCACACTTAACAGATGAAGATTTAAAACAAATAAATAAGTATGGATCTGGCTCAAATTATTTAAGAGGAAATACTCTAGGAGAAGCTAACAACGACCAAGTTAGCATATTATTTTTTGAATACAAAACATATTCCGACCAAGTATTTAAAATTAAAAAGAATGAAACAGGCCTGGAAAAATCATTAGAGAAACCAGATACATTTAACCCACCACCTAACGATAACTTTGAAAGAGTGTCTAGATCTATAGAAGTTTTATATACTGGAGCAAAAGTGTTGGGTCAAGAGTTTATGCTTAAATGGGAGCTGTCTGAAAACATGACTAGACCATATGCTGATACTACTAAGGTTAAAATGAATTACAGCATTTGTGCCCCTAGAATGTATAAAGGTAGAATAGAATCTTTAGTAAGCAGAACCACTGGATTTGCTGATATGATTCAGTTGACACACTTAAAGATACAGCAAGTATTATCTAGAATGGTTCCTGATGGAGTATATTTAGATATGGATGGTTTAGCGGAAGTTGATCTTGGTAATGGAACTAATTATAATCCTGCAGAGGCTTTAAATATGTATTTCCAAACAGGTTCGATAGTAGGTAGATCACTTACACAAGATGGTGATGGAAATAGAGGTAGAGTGCCAATACAAGAATTACAAACTTCTAATGGACAAGCAAAATTAAGCGCTTTAATAAGTACTTATCAGTACTATTTACAAATGATAAGAGATGTTACTGGCTTAAACGAAGCAAGAGACGGTAGTGCTCCAGACAAAAATGCTTTAGTTGGTATTCAAAAAATGGCTGCAGCAAATTCTAATACAGCTACAAGACATATCTTACAGGCTCAGTTATCAATAACATTGGGTATTTGTGAAAACATAGCTTTAAAAGTAGCAGATGCTTTAGCGTTTCCTCTTACAGCGGAATCATTAAGGCAATCAATAAGTAATTATAATGCTGGTACCTTGGAAGAATTATCCACTTTAAATATACATGATTTTGGTATATTTTTAGAATTAGAACCAGACGATGAGGAAAGAGCAAAATTAGAAGCCAATGTACAAACCGCTTTATCTGCTGGTTTAATTGGTCTAGACGATGCTATTGATATTCGCGGTATTGCTAATATAAAAACAGCAAATGAGTATTTAAAAGTTACACAACAGAAAAAACAAAAAAAGGATCAAGAAGCACAGCAGGCTAATATGGCTGCTCAGGCTCAAGCAAACGGCCAATTAGCTGAACAAACAGCTTTAGCTGAAACACAAAAGCAACAGGTTCTTACAGAACAGCAAATACAATTAGAGCAAGCAAAACTTCAGTTTAAAATACAATTATTAGAACAAGAAGCTAATATTAAGAAACAATTAATGGGCGAAGAGTTTAACTACAATATGCAGTTAGCTACTGCTCAAGGGGAAGCTCAAACCGGTAAAGAATCTAAAAAAGAAGATAGAAAAGACGAAAGGGCTAAAATAGTAGGTACTCAACAAAGTGAACTAATAAACCAACGTCAAAATAATGCTCCACCTAAAAACTTTGAATCATCTGGAAATGATGTTCTTGGTGGGTTTGGACTCGAAGGATTCGAGCCTAGATAAAGTAAATTTTTAATTATTTAATTATATTATATTATGTCAGAAACAGTAAAGCAAGAAGGAGACTTCAAAATTAAGTCTAAAAAACCAAAGAAGTATTCGAATGACGCAAGCGTTACTAAAGTAGAATTAGCAGCGCCTAAGGAAGCTGAAGTAACTAAAGTAGAAGTACCTTCTACGGTTGTTGTTGAAAAAGAACCAGTAGTAGTTACTGGAGCTGTTGAAGTAGCTGAAGAAAACAAAGAACCTGTTTCAGTTGAATCAAACAAGGTTGTAGAAGATTTAGGAGTTGTTATTGAAGAAATAACAAAAGAAGAAGTAGCAGTTATTAAAGAAGTAGAAAAAGAAGTAAAGGAAGCTATAAGAGACGAAAGAGTTTTAGGCAAACCATTACCAGAAAATATTGAAAAGTTAGTTGCCTTTATGGAGGAGACTGGAGGTAACATAAGTGACTACGCTAGGCTTAACGCTGACTATTCAAATATTGATGAAAAAACTTTATTAAGAGAATATTACAAAAAAACAAAGCCTTATTTAGAACACGACGATGTAGACTTACTTATGGAAGACTACCTTTACGACGAAGAGCTAGATGAGGATAGAGATATACGTAAGAAAAAACTTGCGTTTAAAGAGGAGATTAACAAAGCTAGAAACTTTTTAGAAGAAACCAAGAGTAAATACTACGATGAGATCAAGTTGAGACCAGGCGTAACTCAGGAGCAACAAAAAGCTACAGACTTTTTTAATCGACACAAACAAGAAGAGCAGTCGGCTACACAAAGTAGGGATGAATTTATTAACGGTACTGAAAACTATTTTTCCGAAAATTTCAAAGGTTTTGATTTTAACTTGGGAGAAAAAGCATTTAGGTATGGTATCAAAAATCCTAACGATGTAAAAGATAATCAAAAAGATCTACAAACTGTTGTTGGGAAGTTCCTAAACAAAGACGGTAAAGTAGAAAACTTTGCAGAGTATCACAAAGCTATGTATGCAGCTAGGAACCCAGACGCATTAGCAACACACTTTTATGAACAAGGTAAGGCAGACGCTATTAGAGGCATAACAGCTAAATCTAATAACGTTACTACGGAAGTTAGACAGACCACACCTGGTGATGTATTTGTTAACGGCTTTAAAGTAAGGGCAATTAGCGGCGCTGATTCTTCTAAATTAAGAATAAAAAAACGAAACTTTTAACAAAAAAAATTAAAAAATTATGGCAAGTGTATTAACACCTGACTTCGGCTCAATTAAGCCGTCCCAAAAACAACAAGCATTAGATACTAACTACTTAAACTTTACTGACGGAACAGCAGATTTTGCTCAACAGTATTTACCAGAAATTTACGAACAAGAAATTGAGCGTTATGGTAACAGAACTTTATCTGGGTTTTTACGTATGGTTGGTGCTGAAATGCCAATGACTTCTGATCAAGTAATTTGGTCTGAGCAAAATAGATTACATGTATCATATACTGATGTAGCAAATGATGGAGCTAACGGACTTACAATTCCTATTGCCTTAGCACCAGCAAATCCTGCTGATTATGTTGCTAACGTTATTTCTATAAATCAAACAATCGTTATTTTAGATCCTGCAACAAACACTGAGTTAAAAGCTCTTGTAACTGCTTCTAATATTGCAACAGGTGCATTAACCGTTGCCCCTTATACTGCAGCTACAACTGTTGGTCTTGGTGCTGCTGGATTAAAAATCTTTGTATATGGTTCTGAGTATTCAAAAGGATCTACATTAAATGCTGATAACTACCAAAGCATTACTCCTTCTTTCACACAATTTAACAATTCTCCAATCATTATTAGAAACAAATACGTTGTATCTGGATCTGACACTGCACAAATTGGATGGGTTGAAGTTGCTACTGAAGACGGAACTGGTGGATATTTATGGTATTTAAAAGCTGAATCTGAAACAAGATTACGTTTTGAAGACTATTTAGAAATGTCTGTAGTAGAAGGAGAATTAGCTGCGGCTGGATCTGGAGCTTTAGCTGCTGGTAAAAAAGGTACTGAAGGTTTCTTTGCTGCTGTTAAAAACAGAGGTAATGTAAATGCTGGATTTGACGCTGCAACTGGATTAGCTGGTTTCGATGCAATCTTACAGAATTTAGATACTCAAGGAGCAATTGAAGAGAATATGTTATTTTTAAACAGAGGTACTAACCTTGCGTTTGATGATATGTTAGCTGGTGTTGGTTCTGGAGCTGCTGTTTATAGCGGTGGAAGTTCTTTTGGTGTATTTGAAAACTCTGAAGATATGGCATTAAACTTAGGTTTTTCTGGATTCAGAAGAGGTTCTTATGACTTCTACAAAACTGACTGGAAATACTTAAACGATGCTTCTACTCGTGGAGGTGCTCAACCTTTAACTAGCTCTCAAGTTGGAGATATTCAAGGGGTATTAGTACCTGCTGGAACATCTACAGTTTATGACCAAGTATTAGGAACAAACATCAGACGTCCATTCTTACACGTTCGTTATAGAGCTTCTCAAGCTGACGACAGAAGAATGAAGAACTGGATTACTGGATCTGTTGGAGGTGCTTACACTTCTGATCTTGATGCAATGGAAGTTCACTTCTTATCTGAAAGATGTTTATGTGTACAAGGTGCAAACAATTTTGTATTGTTCACTGTATAGACAAGAGTAAATTAATGTAATTGTTACCCTCGTTGTATTAACGGGGGTAATTATTACTCTTATAAATTATTAAATTATATTATATTATGGCTGTAAAAGCAAAAACTCAAGATACGTCTTGGGAAATTAAAGATAGAAATTATTATTTGTTACACGGATACTCTCCTTTAACTTATACAATAAACTCAAAACACACTTCAAGGATGCCTTTATTATGGTTTGATCCTGAAAGTAACATGCAAAGAGAGATTAGATTTGCTACAAACCAGCAATCACCTCTTAAAGATGAACAAAAAGGCGAAGTAACATTAGGTCATATAGTATTCCATAAAGGAGTTTTAACTGTACCTAAAGAGCACCAGTCTTTACAAAAATTATTATCACTATATCATCCAGCTAATGGTAAAAGATATTCAGAATTTGATCCTGTATCTGTAGCTGTAGATGAATTAGACTTTTTAGAAATTCAAATTGACGCTTTAAACGCTGCTAAAAACATGGAAATTGATATGGCTGAAGCTATATTAAGAGTTGAAAGCGGATCTAGCGTTGCTGATATGACTTCAAAAGAATTAAAAAGAGATTTAATATTAATGGCTAAAAGAAACCCTGGTTTATTTTTAAACTTAGCTAATGATGAAAATGTCCAATTAAGGAACCTTGCAATAAAAGCAACTGAAGAAGGCATTATAAAATTGTCGCAAGACCAAAGAACATTCAAGTGGGGTAGCAATGGTAAAAAACTAATGACTATACCATTTGACGAAAACCCTTACTCAGCTATGGCTGCGTTCTTTAAAACAGATGAGGGCGTTGAAATATTCCAATCTATAGAGAAAAAACTGAAATAAACATGTAATACTTATATAAGGCTCGCACACTCGGGCCTTATATTTTAACTTTAAAAATAATTAAAAAATGGCTATAAATATAGACAAAGTGTACAAGACTGTCCTGGTTATTCTAGAACAAGAAAAAAGAGGTGTCTTAACGCCAACAGAATTTGGAAGGGTTGCTACGCAGTCTCAACAAGAAATTTTTACAGCTTATTTTGATGAGTTAAATCAGTTGCTGAGAATGCCTCAGACTTCATTAGCTTATGCTGATAGGATGGCTTTACTAGATGAAAAAATATCTTTATTTAAAAAGACCGAGCAACTATCTATAGCAAGTTCAGAAGTAACCCCAACGGCTTCTGTTCAAGAGCTTGGTTCTGTTATTTATTTTCAACAACTTACTCCAGCGCAACCGGTACCAGCAAATATTATTGGTAGAGAGGTTCAAAGAATACAACAGCAAGATATATATACAACTAATCAATCTCCATTGACAGCACCAACTGCATTCTATCCTGTATATACTTATGAAAATAAAGTTATTAGTTTATATCCTTCGTCTCTTACTGGAACTGTACAGTTAAATTATTTAAAATTTCCTGAAGATCCTAAGTGGGGATTTACTATAGACCCAGAACTTGGAAACTATATATACAATACTTTTGATTCTACAGACTTTGAACTACACGAATCAGACCAACCTCTACTTATTGATAAGATATTAAGCTACGCTGGTGTTATGAGTAAAGATCAATTCGCTATGTCTTTAAGCTCTCAGAAAGAACAACAAATAAACGCGGACTCTCAAAAATAAAAACATGGCAGATACAACTTTAACAAACGCTTTTATATCTCTAAACGATATAATAAATAACTTTATAATCTCTTACACCGGACCTGGTAAATTAATCCCTGATTCAAATAGGACTGAAGTAGTTTTTCACGCTAGACGATGCCTACAAGAATTTGCATATGAAACCTTAAAAAGTCAGTTTTTAGTAGAGCTAGCAACTGTACCAGCTACCTACACTCTACCAGCAGACTTTGTGAGTGTTATATCTGTAATCGTAGGTTCTACTACCCCAATAACTTATACTCAAGTAAAGGATAGTCCTGCGGTAGAACAATTTTCAATAGATTATGATACTAAAATCATGTCGTTTACTCCACCTTCTCCCAACGATGCTGTTTTATACTTAAAGTATTTATCAAACGCTTTAACAACTGATGAGAGCGCTGCTATTCCAAAACTAGCTGAAGAAGCACTTTATGCCTGTATAGTTTATGCAATACTAGCAAATAGAGAAAAAACAAATCCAGGGGTTTTACAAAGATTACTAATAGAAAAAATAGATAAACTAGAAAGATCTAAGTCTAGATTAATTTTTACTAATTTTTCTTCTTAAAAAAGAAATAAATGGCAATAAACGTAGATACAGTATATAGAACTGTTTTGCTTATACTTAATAAAGAGCAGCGTGGCTATATGACACCGCTTGAATTTAACGGTATAGGTGTACAAGTTCAGTTAGATATATTTGAGCAATACTTTGATGATTTAAACCAGCAGCTACGCGTACCACAATCAGATGTGGATTATGCCGATAGACAAATGGCTATAGATGAAAAGATGTCTCCGTTTAAAACAGCGGGATCGGCAACTCTTAATAGTACTGATACTGGTAATCCTTATTGGAATTTGCCAACAACAGACTTATATGGAAATAATGTTATTTATAACCCAGTAGTTCCATTAGCAAACTCTGAAGTAGGTTTTTACAAGATAGGGACTGTAACGTATAAGCCGGTAGCGCCTCCAGCAGTTTTGC